CAAATGTTTTAATTAAACGTTTAGAATCCATTAAAACCGGCGAATGGGTTTCATAGTTCAAAGTTGGCCGGTTATAATACTTTAAAAATTCAAGGGTATTCATCGCGGCGGTTTGATAGTGCGGGGGATGTAATTCATTTATGATTAGATTTCCCTTATAAATTGGATGTTCGGGTTTCAAATTTGGAGTACAAAAGAAATCATCATTCATATAAATAAATTTACCGCCAATTTGATTTGCAAAAGTTAACATCTTATTCGTTACATCGCAACCGCGGATGTTGTTGAATTGTTTGCAAGGGATATGAATAACATCCGGGAAATAATCGCCAACAACATAAACATTTGCCAGGGGAAAACTCATTCGAATCCATCGGATTGAATGGATGAGTTCAAACTCTTCGGAACGCTTTTTATATGGATAAACAAAATTCATCGAACAAAAATACATAATATATATGATAAAAGATTTACCAATTTACGAAATATCAATCGACTTGTTGGATTCCGAAACAACCGTTTCATTTAATTCACTTGTTGGGGAACCGGCGCATGAAAAAAACTTCATGACTTTTGCAAAGCAAATGGCTTTTGAATTTAATGAAGAAGAACAAGTTATTACCGGAATAGCAATTTCCGCGGATACTCCAATATATCGATATGAAAAAGAAACAGCCGAAGAATATTATGTTGTTTTTACCAAACAAGCTGTAAAGGATATAATATTTGATTATGCGCGAAAAGAAAATTTTAACAATGTTAACCTGGATCATGATCCTTCCAAAGTTGTCAAAGGAATTTATATGATTCATTCTTATCAAATAGATAATGAAAAAGGATTTACAGCGCCTGAAAGATTCAAAGATGCAAATGATGGCTCTTGGATTGTTAGCTACAAAGTAACTGACAAAGAAATATTCAACCAAGCAAAAGAAGGAAAGTTCAACGGATTCTCAATTGAAGGAGTATTCAATTTGTTGGATGCAAAAGAAGATGAACAAATGAACATAATTTATAATGAACTTTTAGATTTCTACAAGATTAAAAAAAAAAAGACTATATAAAAATGTTCAATGATTATCCGGAAGCGGTTTCCAATAATGCAAAGCGCGGAATTGAATTGAATGAAAAGAATGGAAATAAATGCGCAACCAGGATTGGAAGGTTAAGAGCCACAACCTTGGCAAAAAAAGGAAATATTTCAATTGAAATAATAAAACGAATGTATTCTTATTTAAGCCGCGCCGAAGTTTATTATGATGAAAATGATTCATCCGCTTGCGGAACAATTTCCTTTCTTTTGTGGGGGGGGAAGGCCGCGTTAAGGTGGTCGGAATCTAAGTTAAAAGAATTAAAAGAGATAAAATAACGAACAAGAAAACATAATACTTAAACAGAAATAAAATGAATAAAAATTTTAAAGCGGTTCTTGACTTGATTTCGGAAATGAAATTGTCATTTGCCAAGAAACAAAAGTTTGAACAAGCATCTTTAATGGATGGAACAATTGTTGAATTTGATTCTCTTGAAGTTGGTCAACCGGTTTTTATAGTTACAGAAACCGAAACAATCCCGGCACCTGAAGGAACGCATGCTTTGAGCGGCGATCTTGAAGGGCTTTCAATTGTTGTTGATGCTCAAGGAATCATAACTGAAATAATTGATGAAAGAGTTGTTGAAGAAGAAGCATCCGAAGAAGCTCCAATTGAAGAGCAAATGAGTGCGGAAAAAGTGGAATTGATTATTGACGCGAAATTAAATTCATTCGCAACAAGCTTTGAAGCGGTTGCCGAAATGATGAAAGTTATTGCGGATCAAAACACAAATCTAACAAATGAGTTTGCAACATTGAAAAGCGATTTTGAAACATTCAAATCCGCTCCAATAAATGCAACAAATGAAAGCGAAAAATTCGCGAAAGTTGGCAGCTTAACAGCGCGCCAAGAATGGTTAAAAAAATATAATAAATTATAAATTCTAAAAAATAAATAAAATGAGCTTAAAAAAGTATATTAGCAATAATTTCTCATATGATGTATCCGGTTTGACCGCTTACACAGATGAAACAAGACAAGATTTAATTGTTCGTTCCGTAACGGAAGCGCAAACATTAAGTTATATAGCAATCCAACAAGGAATAAAAGGATCGGAAGCATTAAATTTAATGAACGATTCAATTGTTTACCAAGCTGGCGATTGCACAATGACAAATTCCGGGGATACGGTTTTTACTCAAAGAGATATCGCGGTTGAAACTCTTGGATATATGAAATCATTTTGTCAAAAAGACCTTGCAGGTTTTTGGGCGCAAATTGCATTAACACCTGGAGCAATGGCCGAAGATAAGAACCTTCCATTTGAGGCACAAATTACAGATTACTTATTGAAGCTTCATGCTTTTGAACTTGACAAATTAATTTGGCGAGGAAATAAAGTTTCTGGTTCTGGTAACCTTGCTTTCATGAATGGTTTTTGTAAGTTGCTTACAACAGCTGCGGGTTGTGTTGATTTAAATCCAACAGCGGTTGCAACATTGGATGCAACAAATGCATATGATATTTTTTACAAATGTTTCTCATTAACACCGGCAAACGTTGCGGAAGCTCAAGATTTAATTTGTTTTTGTGGTCGTGAATCATTTAACTTTTTGTTAAAGAATTTAGTTGATTTAAATTTATTCAATTATGATCCTTCAGTTATTGGAACAATGAATGAAATTTTACTACCAGGAACAAACATGAGAGTTGTTAAAGTAAACGGATTAAATGGTAAAGATAATATCTATACTGGCCGTTCATCTCATTTCGTATTTGGAACAGACTTATCAAGTGATTTTGAATCTTACGATCTTTGGTATTCTTTTGATGATGATTTAATTTATCTTCGTTCAAAATTCAGAGCTGGAGTTCAAGTTCCTTTCTTGAATAACGTTGGAGTATGGAACGGAACAAGTTCGCCAATATAATTTAATTAATAATTAAGGGGATGAAAATTCCCCTTTAACAAAAAAAAGAAAAGAAAATGAGTGCATGTGATATGACAGCGGGATATAATGACCGTACTTGTACAAATGGAAAAGGCGGGATTAAATCCGTTCTAATTTTTCCGCTTGACAATTTAGCAAACAGCGCAATAACGGCGAATGAAATAACAACATTAACCGTAACTGGCGAAACATTTCGATATAAATTGAAATCAAACTTATCGAGTTTTACAGCTCCGATTAAAGTTAACAAAGATAATGGAACGCTTTTTTATGAGCAATCTTTATCAATGATCATTGCATCCGATTCAAAAGAATTAAGAAGTGAGATTCACTTATTAGCGCAAAATTTGGTTGTTGCTTTGGTTGAGAACGCGGATGGAACAATTGTTGCCCTTGGTTTCGGCGAAGGATTACAAGTTGCGGATGCGAATGAGTACACAAGCGGCGTTCTTAAAGGAGATAGAAAAGGCCATGTAATTGTTTTGAATGGTATGGAAAATGATGAAGTTCCAGATGTTAGCCCGGCAGTTTACGCGGCATTATTAGCACAACAATCGCCATCAGTTTAATTAGTTTAGTTTAGTTTATCATAAAAGGGAAGGGAAAATAAATTCCTTTCCTTTTTTTTTGTTTATATTTACGATATGAAAATAAAAAAAGAGTATATTGGAGCAAAATGTTGGAGTAAATTAACATCAAGATTTTACAAAATTGAAGAAAGCCAAGGCGAATTATATATGAGTTTGGGTATATTTTACATTTATGAAACAGATCAACCAAAATTAATAAAGTATGTTGATAATACAAAGAAGCGGAAGCACTCCGATAGTGGTAACGGTAACGGAATTGACAACAATCCCGGCGCCGAATTATCTATTTGAGTTTATCCACGAACAAAGCTTCAAATCTTATTTTTGCATTTTAACGAATGTAAGCCAAGCAACTTTGCGCTTTGATGAATTTGTTTTGATTGATGGCGTTGATTTGACTTTTGATTATAACGGTTCTTATGTTTATAATATTTACCAACAAACAAGCGCAATAAATTTGGATCCAACATTATCGCAAGGATTGGTTGAAACCGGGCGCGCCGAAGTGGTTGAAGCACCAACAACAAATAATTTTTATGAATCGCCAATAACTTTTGAAATATATGAATAACGACAAAATCAAAATGACATCTTTATCTTTTCGAAAAGATTTCATGCTCCCGGAAGAAGAAAAAGATCGCGCCCTTGGATTTGTAAAGTGGGGAAGGAAAAATGATTATCCTTATTTTTTAATAGATTTATATAATGGAAGCGCTTGGCATCAAGGAATTATAAAAACAAAAACTTTTTATATTGCCGGGAACGGCCTTGAAACCGTATCCGGGAACATGGATGAATTTATCCGCAACCAATATTCGGCATTTGATATGAATGAGATTGCCGAACAAATGGCTTTTGATTTTGAGATGTTCGGGGGTTTTTGTGTTAAAGGTACTTGGAACCGCGAAGGAACTCG